CCTTCCACCATTATCTTTAAAATAAACTCCTACTTTATGAGAATTATAAGTATTTAAAAGCGTGTCACCTATTGCCATTCCTGCATATTCTGGTTTTAAACCTAACTTGCCTAAAGAAAATAACGCTAAGACTTTTAATTGTTGATATTTACCCATGCTTAGGAACTGCGACCAAAGCAATTGACTATTAACTCTTATTCCTCCAAAACCTGCTTTTTCTGATGTGTTAGTAAAAATCAAAGGTATAGCAGAACCTAATACTGCTAATTCTTGGATTGAATCAAAAGAAGCTTGTGGAGCAAATCTTTTATTACCAACAGAATCAGCAGTTCGTCTTGATCCACCTTGCTTTTGCTCCTTTGGTTTAGGCGTTAATAAATAAGAAACAGTTGCAGCAGCAACAGCAATTCCTAATTGAACTAAAGCTGCTTTTGTAAAAAGAACCGCACTAATAGCTTCATTTCTTATATCAGGAATTAATTCATATCCTTCAGGTCTTGTTCCGTTGTAAGCAGCAGTTGTATCTACAAAATCCCAATATTCATCTTCAGTACATTTTAATAATTCACAAAATTCTACTTCTGCTGGTAATAACAGCCTTCGACCATGAGGGCGTTTAGGGGCAACCAAATCACCACCTGGCCTCCTAATGTCTTTTGATA